GTTCCAAATAAAGACCCGAAAGCAAGGGGACTGAAAGATCATCTTTGGCATCATAACCCATTGCATTTTCAATTAGTTCCAAATAAAGACCCGAAAGCAAGGGGACTGAAAGTTCATTATGTCTGCTCTGGTACTCATGTCAGCGTCACCGTTCCAAATAAAGACCCGAAAGCAAGGGGACTGAAAGGCTTTCGTATATCCGCTATTGTCGGCGGATATGGGCTTGTTCCAAATAAAGACCCGAAAGCAAGGGGACTGAAAGTTTGCCAATAGGTTACCAATATCAGCCCATATCATTGAGTTCCAAATAAAGACCCGAAAGCAAGGGGACTGAAAGCTGACTTGCTTCCCGTTCCTCCAACAGCCTGATACTGTTCCAAATAAAGACCCGAAAGCAAGGGGACTGAAAGTATCATATCTGGTGCCGAAGGAGCGACACTTTATCTGTTCGCATACCATACTAGCCGTTTTGTAAAGTGATACTACTATTTTTTGTGCTTTTATAAAGTAGCTTTTTTATGCAAAAAAATCCCCCGGCCTCAACCGGGGGTTGTCTTTTACTCCTGTGCATTTGCCCTGGCAATATCCACCGCAGTCTCGCCGAAGATATAGCCCAGCGCCAAGGTTATAATCTTCCAATATAAGTCGCTGTCCACGTTCAGCCCCAAGCCTTCGCTGAGAATAATAAAAGCCGCACTTGCCACGGCTACCCAGAACTTGCGGGATGTGAGCTTTTGTTTGATGGAATTCATCTTTATCACCTCACTTAAATTTTATTTGCCATGCGTATTAGCATGGTCTGTGCAAATCCACCATCTACTGTCTTCCCTGGAACAGCATTGGTTGTCCAGTAAGCGGGGTCGCTGATTATGCCGGCAGTGACAAGATACTGAACCATGTCGGCATAACTATTGCATTTCATGAACATAGAAACATATTTCCGGATAACCGCCTGCATATAGGCTCCATCAACCTTTTTCCCAGGAACGGCATTGGTCTTCCAGTAAGCCGTTGTGGTAATAATTTCAGGCGACAGTTTAGCCAGGGCAGCATCCAGCACTCCGGTACTGGAAACGCCAAAGTAGTCGCATATCACCTTTGCTTGGGCTTTTGCAATCTTTTGCAGATAAACTTCGTTCTTGAGAAGTTTTTCCTCCTGGGGATTGGAATGGAATGCACTTTCGATAAGCAGCACATGAGGCACACCTCCGTCCTGGGCAGTGTCGATGACGGTGTAGTAATCCTCCCCATGGTAGTTTTGACTCTCTCGGACTTTGGCGCCTCTGTCCGGTATCCCAAGTGCCGATGATACGGCCTTGCTCATACTGGCCGCCAGGGCCTTATCGCCGGGGATATCCACGCTGTAATATACCTCTGTGCCCCTTGCATCGCTGCTTCCGGCATTTGTGTGCTCGGATATAAACAATTCAGCCCCGAAATTCACAGCGGCCTTCCCACGGGCCGAAAGGCCCACTGTCGCATCTATGCGCCTGCTCATCCCGACGGTGAATGCGCCAGTAGCCAGCAGTTCCTTCTCGAGAAGCAAGGATATTTTCAGTACGCCGTCAGCCTCTACATATCCCGTAGGGCCTTTATTCGCCCTGTCGCTTCCACCATGCCCTGGGTCGATAAATACTTTAATACTCATAGGTCGTGTTCCTCCCCATTATTTGAGTTTTCATCCTGGGTCTCGCTTGTATCCAGCGGGGCCCCAAGAAGTTTCGAGAGCTTAATTTTGTTTTCAGCCTCAGCCTTTTTGTAGTAAAAACCTGTTGCTGTAGCAAGCTCAGCAAAAATACCAGGTATAATATAGGCCAAAGGCGATGTATCTCCGGTCCTCCACACTATTACCATTGAAAAAACAATGATTATGACCGTTCCAAGAGCCACACCTGCGAAGATTTTCTTGGAAAACTCCATACCTTTTTTCCTCTTCTTGTTCCTTTTCACGTCCCCCGCCTCGCTCTTTCCAAAAGCTCATCGATTTTTTGCTCTTGCCTAGCTAATGTTACCTGAAGAAGCGTGGTGAGCTGCTCCATGGCCTTTGTGTTGTTTTCTACCACCTCCGCAAGATCATTGTTACTTTTTGCCTTCATCCATCGATCCATGAAATACAAAAGCCCTGCGACGGCGAATGTCGCAAGGCCGTATTGCGCCAGCTCTGCTCCCGGCATTGTATTCCTCCTTTCTGCATAAAAGCCCGAGCTATGCACCCGGGCATAAAAAATACGCCTTCCGGCGTTGTTGCGCAGAATAAGTCTACTATGAAGCTAACCTTCGTTCAATTTCTGCTTTATATTCTTCATTTTTTATATCTGCTGTAGTTATTTTCCTTGCCTCAATCAATTTCAATAATGCTTGAACATAGCTTTCTAAAATCATATGATGTCCTCCCTTTCAAGCTGCATCTGAATAAGTAAATCCATTTTCTCATTAAGCTGATTAACAACTGTTTCTTCAGGTATTGGCATTTCTTGAACATCTTTATATATAAAATTCCCATCACGTAGTAATATATCTACTGCATTATATACATCATTGAAATTTGTTTCATTTTCTGTTACATCAAATGCTATTATATCTGCAGTAGCAAGCCTATTATTTGCTACGACCATCTCTATATCTTCATCTATTGAAGGTATTCCTATATTATCGCTATAACTTATTTTTACAATTAATTTTCCTGTTGCCTTTAAAAACATTAGACGACAAAGACGCATAATATCCCTCCTTAAGAAATTTCAGGTAATTCTAATTTAGTAAACCCAAACGACGTGGAATTAGTATTGTTATTATATATCTTAATGGTTACTCCTGATGATATGAATACACCACTACAAGGAATACTGATATTCATATTTATGTCATTTAACAGAATCTGTATACCATCACTAATCGTAAAAGCGCACACCCATGTTTTTCCCGTTGGAACTGTTCCTAAAGTTATAGTAGCTTTTGCACCTATGCTATATATGTTAGCCGTTATATTCCAATCACTAGGAACTATAAGTGCTATAACAAAAAGGCGGTCACCACGCGTTTGACCTGTAAGTGGTAAACATGGTATGAGCTTCTCAGGATTAACATATATATTAGTGTAATTCTTCTTATACACTAGATTATAACCATAATTCCCCCCTAACATCAAACTGCTTCCAGACGTGGAATTAGTTCCTACTGCCAATAAACCTAAAGCTTTGTTTGTTCCTAAATCATAAACAGAAGTTGTACCATACGAACCTAAAACTATACTTGGACAATCTATTTCATATACTAATACTTCTATATTTGCAGGTAGTAAAATACCTGCAGTTCGTGCATCTGTTCTATTTTCTGTTACTACAAAAACCTGGAAAATTATACCGGCGGTCGTAATATAGTATGAGCTACCCTCCTGAACTCGATATGTACCAGTAGCAGGGTTCATTACAATCCACGTTTTCCCAGCAGGTGCATACATATAACTACCGGTACCCGTTATAATTCTATATCTGCCCGTAATAGGAGTAACCCCAGTTGGAAGAACTGGCAATCCTAATGCCCACAGTAAACCAGCTTCAGTACTGTTAAAAATTTTGTCATAACTCCCAGATACACCAAAGATATTTTTCCCGAACACAATATTAGCAGGGATTAAATCCGGGTCTCCAACTACATACCCACTTCCATTATGATAACCAGCAGCAATAGCCTGATTGGCCGTACTGGGTGTTATTACAACTGCACCTCTGTTGGGCATTGTGCCCGCTGTCCCTGCTATAGTAGTTCCCGTTAAAACTTTACTCGCATCAAATGTCACAGCCGCAACTTTACTTCCACTTGCGTAGAATCCGTTCAACGCCTGGTCTACGTTGGATGGAGTTATGGTTTTTACACCGTTATTGGTCATTGTTCCAATCTGTTCTCCGATGTCATTTGTAAAAGTCTTACCACTCAATACATCTGCGGGTTGAGCGGTTCCCGACCCCCCTTCACCCTGTAATATAAAATTTGTGCCATTATAACGAAGCGTATATATTGAACCAGCTTTTAGATTACCTGCACTAACGTCATTACCATTTGGTTTTTTAATTGGTTTTGCACCAAGTCCATTCACATTTAACGTACTTGCTCCAGTGTTATCAACGTTTATTGTTACTGCAACACAAAGTCCTTCAATTAATGAAGATGGGGCAGGATTGAGAGTTATAGAATAAGTATTCTCCGAACCTGTTGCTACTGCATAACCAATTTGCTTCACATAATCGGCCTGATGTGCATCAAGACTATTTTTTATTTCATTGATTGCAGCCACTATATTATTTTTTGCAGTGGTGAGTAGGGAGCTCAAAGTTCCAATTAGACTGCTTGCAAAATTCTTTGCATTACCTTCCGCCGCATCTGCTTTGGCCTGGGCACCGGCGGGGGTTTCTTTTGTGGCTATGGCATCAGCATTAGCTTTCAAAGCGGCATCGATCTTATCCATATTCCGACCGTGCAATGCGACTTCATAATACTCATTCTCCGTAGCTTTTTCCAGGTTATAATTAGTTGTAAAGTCTGGCATTATACAAGGACCTCCTCTCTAAGCTGTTTATGTGTATATGCTGCCAGCTGAGCATGTGTATACTGAGCCAACTGTGCATGGGTGCGGTACAGAATCACATATGAATATGCCAGATGCGCCGGTTTAATCTCTTCTATGGCGGCCGTTAGGTCCTCCATATTTGGCGGTATACCGATGGTGCCGGTAAACTTTATTTCGAACCGATACTCGCTCGGATATTCAATTACATCCACTTGGCCATTTGAAAAGCTCTCTGCTATGTTCTGAATCATCGCTTTAGTAACTGAACCCTGCCCGCGCATCTTGCTTAATACTCTTGTTCGCCGGTAATCATAAGGCTTGGACAAATCGGTTTCGATTCCATATGCTTTTTCCCAGAGGATTAGCCCCCAGGTGGCCGTCATAACATCGAGCTGAGCAAAAAGGTCCTCTTTTGCGGCTCTTATTGCCTCTACTTGAGTATCAAACGCCCCCTGAATTTCTACTACCTCTGGGCTTTCTTTATAGTTCGGAGTCAATAAATCAATTAGAGGCAATATTAATCACCACCGTTCCGGCTACAGGCACCTGGTCAGCACCGATTGTAATATTGGCCGTTCCTCCGTTTACAGTTAAAGAGCTATAGTCAATAACTCCATCAATATCCAGCAGCATATATGCGATCCTGTTGTATACGACTTCATACTTGTCAAAGGCGATATTCCGCAGGTATTCAGCCAGACGTTCTGTAAAAGCCTCTTGGACAATATCCTTTGTAGTTGTGCTTTCCAATTCTACGGTTGCGGATACATCAATTGGTAAACTCTGGGCGCTAACTACAGTTACAGTAGCACCGATAGGACGACATGACTCAATATGTTCAGCGCAATTTGCAACTACCGCGGCATCTACGGGACCTTTATCCGGACCAGCGATTATAACTTTTACCGTGCCAGGTCCATTCCAGAGCGGCACAACCTTTACAGCACCTACCCCATCAACCTCTAATGCCCATTGCTCATAATGATATATATTCCCGCTGCTGGCTGGTTTTTGGAGATAGTTATAAAGACGTGCTACCAAGCTTGCATCACTCTCAGGATCTGTACCGCCGATAGCTGCTGTATTAGTTACTGTCGAAAGGCCGGAGATGCTTATAATTTGTTGTGTAATTGTCCCTGCCGGAACGTTATAAACCTCTCCTACTTCTGCAGCGCTAGCCGTTACACTGGCCGTGCCATTTGCAATCGTAGCCGTTTCTGTAGTTACGAATTGAAGCCCGTCGGCAGTCAGAAAAACCGTGTCTTTTGGAATGACCGTCCCGTCTGTGCCTGTGAAAGTCAGTATTGTTGTAGCTTTGGTGCCAGGCTTGCGAATTATGCCATAGTAAGCCGCTCTCTTATCGATATATTCACCAGACGTTTCATCAACATAAACAATAGGTATTAGAGCATTCAGACTGTTGTAAAATTTCCATAACTCCAACGCAACAGCACTGACTAAATCATTAGTGTAGCTGCCCTCTCTGGTATCGGCCAAACTTATTTCTTTCAATATTTCTGCTTTTATACTCTCAGGTGTTATATCCTCAAACATTTAAACTCGCCTCCCCATACACGGTTATAATTTTGCACTGAATGCTTATCTTATCTTCTGTAAAGGTGACAGATATATCTGTAACATCCGTAATATAGGGATTAATCAACAGGCATTCTTTGACATAACGGATTGCCTCAGCCTTTTTTAACTCGTCAGTATACGGCTTTCCTATTAAAGACTCTATCTCATTGCCATAGTCCCAGGTGTAGATTTCATACCGATATCGTTCCACATGCAGAGCTTTCCAAGCCCAAACCAAAACGGCCCGCAATCCAGTAACTATAGATGGTGAACCGTTCTTGTATATCGGAATGTTGCGTTCAAAATCCCAGTCAGTCTCTTTGTAAAGTGGAAGAGAAGTTTCTGTTTCGACTGCCTCCGGTTGAATCATTGGAAACAAACTCATATGCTCACCACCTTGCACAGAATAATGAACCTTTGCTGGTCTTCGATAGGTAGTAGCAATACGCTGTCACCTTTTTTCAAATCCACTACAGTATTGCTCCTCAATAAATCAAAACTTTCCTGAACTGTGCCGCTCGTTTCTATTTTTAGCGGGTTCTCGCTAACCACAGTGCCAAATCTATACACAACAGGCGTCTGCGCTTTAACATCTTCACGAATAGCTTTTATCAGGTCTGTATACGGATTCCCTTCCATTTCTAACCGCCTCCGGGCTTATTGATATATGACCAGGTCCCGCTCGTCGAAGAACCTGCTGTTTTTGTCCCTGTTTTATTTGGCAATTCTCCAACTTCCTTTTCATCCATAATGTTCTTAAAGTTAATCACCAATTTGTTGAGATAAATGCCGTTCTTCCAGGTATGAACATCACTGTCGATATAAAATAAGCCGTAAAGTCCCGTGTATGGCTCCCTCACCACTACGGTTCCTCCGGCCACATTAGCCACATTTCCTAAATTATTGATAGTGATTTTCTGCTGTTCTCCATTATCATCCAAGAGCTCCTGCGCTTTTGATTTTGCATTGATTCCGTTTGTTTGTTTGATGTAATCCTGCATTAAACCATAAAGCTTTATATATTCTTCATTTTTTACTGTCGTAATCAGCTTATCGTTTTTATCATAAATAGCAACCTGGTTAACCATATTTGATATGCTTTCTGAAATGGTCGCATCAATCAAATTGGAACCGCCCTCAATTACAAGGGTTTCGTCGGTAACTTTCTTTTCTAAGACATATAGTTTGGAACCTTTAAATGTAACATAATATTTCTTCTTGGTTTCAGTTGACGCCAAGGTATAGGCTGTCTGAATAATGTCATATAACGTTGACCCTAAAAAATTCCGGCTCAGCTTAATGCCTGTAGCCGCTATCTCCCCGGTTTCAATTCCAAAATCCAAACAAACTCTTTTAACAATTGCCTCCGGTGTCAGATTGACAAACTTATAAGATTTTTTATTACGTTTAAGATAAATCCCTCTATCAAAGCAAGTAATGTCTATAGTGCTGCTGGTTGTGCTCTTTTGCCGCTCAAATACAAAGCCCTCAAACAAGGTCCGGTTATCTAGCATTAACGTTACTGCATTCCCCAGGCCACATTTTATAACCGGTATCAGTTTATCCACTGGGGAAGATATCAAGCTGAAATTTAATATCCTGGCGCACTGCTGAATGTCCCCCGACCATGTTATCTGTGTCACTAACTGGCTGATATCAAAAGTCCCGTCATTATTCTTTAGTAACAGCTTTAGCAAGCCTACACCTCCCCTATAGCTGGCTCTTGCTTGGCAGCTTAATGGTGCGACCTGCATAAATCAGGTTGGGATTTTTAATGCCGTTGGCAGCAGCAAGCTTTGGATATAGTGAAGCATCCCCGTAAAATTTGCGACATATCGAGCTTAATGTATCTCCTTTTTTAATGGTATAGCTGGCCGGTATTGACTTGGATCCCTCCGATGGCCTTGATTTATTGCCGCTTCCCGTTTTTTCTACCTTAACTGCTCTTAATTCCCGGTATTCACGCAAGGTGATGGTAGCGTAGACATCATTTGTCCCGTCTTGCTCGGAATAGGTGATTGATTGTACTAAAACGGGTAAATTAACAGGTGTGTCTGACACAATAAAACGTACAACAACTCGCTCGCTGCACCATTTTTTAAAAACTTCTACGTATGAATAAGGTTCTTGGCTTGCCAAAGCAAAAGAATAAGATTGTGCCGGAAACAGGCATTCAATCTTTAATGTTGCTAGAGTGCTATATCCGGCTATATTTACATCGCCAATGGTGTGAATGTTTATAGTTTCTATGTTTATCCCGTGTTCTACCGTAAATGAGGGAGGTGTTACCGGCAGCTGTAGTTCCATACTGCTGTCCTTAAAAATAAACTTTCTTTGCATCATATCAACCCCAGTAATTATACGGTTAATATTGCCGCCATTTTTATTTGCTTGCATATCTCGCGGGCTATCTTTTCAATATCGGCTTCTTCTCGCACAACAAAACTATTTCCGGTTATAGTGATATTTGCGCCGTTGTTTATTGCCCTTGCTTCACTTGCAGTTAAGATGCGTTCTCCCTGGTGGAGCAATACAGGAAAATCGTCATAAGGCACGTAATTTAATCCGTAAGCATGTTTCCTGGCTCGCCAATCAAATCCCGTACCCATGCCCGTGCCAAGATCGGAGGGCTCTAAACCTTCCGTATAGTTGATTCCAGCCATACGGCCCTTGGAAAATTCCCGGCCCATGATATAGCCAGTATTCCAGTATTCATTTTTCAAAGCTGTATCTTCTCTTATTCTTTGAACCAGGTCCAAATCTTCCTGCAATTGCAACTGGTAACCTTTGCTCGCTTTATATTCGTTTTCTCCTTTAACCTGCGCTTCCGCTAAAAGTTCCCCCATCTTAACCCGGTTGCCTTCAGCAGCTGCCTGCTTATATTCCTCGCTGGCCATCATATCATTAATGGCCTTGCGGATAGCTGCTTCTCTCTCGTTTTCCAGTGAAGCTTTCCATTCGCCGATCATTTTATTGGCTTCCTTCATTTTTTCGCCGCTTTCGCCACTAAGCCAATCAATCTGTGCCTGGATTCCTTTCTTGCGTTCTTCGTTATATCCTTCTCCCATTGCTGCGGCCATAGCATCCTGGGCATCCTGCAAAGTGCTGACTAGCCCTTGGAAGGTTTGAGACTGTTTTTCCATATTGCCCGCAAAATCTCTTCCCATATAATCGGCTATTGCTTTGGCAGCTTCCGCTCCGGGAACAAGCCCTTTGGATACCATTTCCTGAACTTCGGCTTTGGTTTTACCTGAAGCCTTGGCAAGATAATCCCAAACGGGTATGCCGCGCTCCAAAAGAGGGTTTAAATATTCCAAAGTTGTTTTGCCCGTAGTCTGCATACGGCCCAAACTGGTGGCCACAAAATTCATGTCTTCCGCTGTCATGCCGAGGGCTGAACCTGTATCCCCTATTTTCGTCAGCAGAGGCAAAAGCTCATCGACTTTATATCCATAAGCCAATAAGGTCTTACTCATTTCGGCCAGCTGGTCATATTGAAAGGGTGTTTTGCTGGCAAACTCGGTCATTTGCGCAAGGTAATCTTTAGCGGCTTCATCGCTGCCTAAAAGAGTCGAAAAGGATATTTGTTTCTGCTCTCTGTTTGCGGCAATGGCAGACCCGGATGTCAAAGTATCCGCCTGCTCCTGCTTTGCTTTATTATAGCTTTCCTGCACGACACCTTTAAAGGCTTCATCCTGGGCGGTATATAACCCCACCAAACCGTTCACAACTCCTAAACCCGCCCCCGCAACAGCCCCTACTGCGGGTCCCAATGCAGGTATGATAGAACCAACAGCGGCCCCGGATGCAGCACCAGATAATATATTACTAAGCATAGTGCTACCTTCCTCGCCAAATGCGCTTCCAACTACACCTGCGGTAATGTTTGCAGCCGTATCACCCAAAACTTTAAGCGCACCTGCGGCTGCTAAACTAGATAGAAGACTTTTGGTGCCGTTACCTGTCTTATTTTCGGCCTTACTTGCTGCGCTTGTAAGATTTAAAATATCTTTTTCCGCCTGACGGGCGCTTTTGGATACCAGATCAAGATTTCTGCGGGCTGTTTCATATTTTGCGTTTGCAAGCTCCAGGTTCATTTTGTCGGCCGCAGAACCGGTAGCCATAAATTGCTTTTCTGCCTCTTTTAAAGCCATTCTCGCTTTTTCGGTTTCGACCTTTAATACAATCTTGTTTTTATTCAAGGCATCAAGTTTATTTTGAAGCCCGGTCAAATCCTTATTAAATGCTTGATTGGCGTTCCTTATGGTGGTAATTGCCTGAGTAAAATTGTCTCGTGCTGATATAGCGATGCTTATATCACGAGCCATTTTTTATTCCTCCACTATTTGACATTTCTAACTATTTAGGTATATAATTAACTTCAAGGAGGGATCAGAATGGATCCTGAAAGAAAAGAATGGTTAAAGAATTTTGGCAAGAATGCCGGAGCCATGCTCATAGTTATGTTTTTCGCCTCCATATTGGGTTTAATTATCTTAAAAATTGTTGACTTAAAATAGCACCATTGTGGTGCTATTTTTTATTGCTCATTCTCGTTTCCATATCTTTTTCAAAAAAGGCCCTTATTATAACCTTCTCCCCTGGTGGTAAGCTATAATAAGAGCCTGGCATGATATTTTTTTCCTTGAAAAGGTAATACATAAGCTGCATTTCAGGATCAGTTTCTATTTTTTTTTGACTTCTTCTATTGTCGTAAGCCGGTAGCCGCTCAGCTTTTCAATCTCTCTTGAAATATCTTCTATTTCACCGGGCAGCAACATGTTTTTAACCATTTCTGCTGGTGTTACTGCGTTATACTTCCTTTTCAGTTCTTCTGATTTTAAATCCGGAGAAACAACACCGGCCAGAAGAATGTGAACCGACATATCGTTATCGGAATGACAATTTTTAATATCAGCAACTTGATTGTATGAAAGGGCCCTTAACTTGAATATCACATCGCCGCCGCATTCCCTGCTCAAACGTTTCAGTTTGATTTCCTTCTCGGGCATGTCCGGGCGGTCGGATTTTAATAATAACTCTAATGTATCCATCATCTCGCCTCCACAGAGTCAAGGAATTCATGATCCGTAAAAGTAAACGGCGCCTCAATTTTCCCGTTGACTGCCACTTCCCAATCAGCCAGAGTCAGGTCATCGAAAGAAACATTTTTCAAAACTACACGTTCTGCGCCATAGGCATCAGGGTCGGCCAGTTTAGATATCACCGTGAACCGGGGGTCTTTACCAGCCTTAATATCTGCCCCAATTTTATTAGCCATGCGGCTGGATACTTTATGCATCCGCATCGAGCCAGTGCAGCTGATATTTGTTATTTTTTTATCGATAGCCATTCTCCCGCACATAGGCACATCTTGTTTATTGAAATTTACTTTGGCCTGCAAGCCATAGCACTCGCCAACATAATCATTATCCAGCCAGACTTCTCCGAAAGTCCCCGACATTACCCTTTTTGCACTGTCCATTTATATCCCTCCTTTAAATAACAATAGCAAGGTCAATATCCTCGATTGCATCCAAAATCTTAATGCTGGCCGTCAGGAAAACCTTGTCGCCAGTATTGGCTTCCCTGATTTCCTTTTCCGTCATTGTTGATGTATCTATCCCTATCGACTGCAAGTAGGCCTCTTGTGCAGCCAAGTCTATATCTACAGAGCTGCTTCCTGCCTGCAGTATCCCTTCCTGCTCCAGCTGCGTGAAATAACCTTTAATAGCAGTGATCAGCAAGCACTTATTATCATAGCTGTTGGCATATTTGCCGATATAGTTATCCTGCGCCGTTATCTTAATGTCATTCTTAATCATATCAACAGCTTCAACAATCTTTATCTTTTTAAAGATTTCTCCCTTTTCCTGGGTTGTAGTCTGCAAACTATTAACGGCACGGCCGACTTTAACCTTTTCACCATCGTGGAAAATGATAAACTTGCCAGCATCAATTGCGGCATCCATCTCAGCTTTTGTAAGACGATTAACGTCTGTAACCTCAGGCAAGGGCGCATAGGTGCAGCTGATAGTCATGGGTGTGCCAGCTATCAAACCTGCGATTCTGGCGCAATATCCCGCAGCCGTATATGTTGCATCTCCAACTTTAATGCCTTCAGTTGTAAAGTTTATGATAGCCTCATTGTCTGCAGCTTTATTTGGTAAAACAGCTTTCGGGGTAAAATCATTGGCACGCTGAGTAGCAATCCATGTGGCGATTTCGGTTGCATCTGCAGCTGAACAATCTGGCGGCCCAACTAAATAATCGAATGTCTGTGTCGCCAAGTAACTTAATGCTTCAGATAAATCTGTGGCAGTATCACTAAGCACGTACACAATAACTTTACGGGGCGGATTAACATAACCTATAAAAGCCTGGGCAATATAGGCCTGGTTAACTGCTCCCAGTTCAGCGGGAATCTGAGTAGTATTGGTTAACACATGAGCCCCCTGCGCAGCCGTTGCCGCATCTTTAAGTATAATTGCCACAACGCCTTTTTGGGAACGCGTTATTGATGTTATGGCTTGAGTTTTAAATGCAATATTAATATTTGGAAGCCCCATTTTTATTCCTCCTTCACTGTCGTAATAACCTCTTTCATTAGCGGTATTGTATCCGCTGTATCTGAACAGTCTTCGAAATACTCAACCTGAATGTCGATATAAGCTTCGCCAAAATTCCGTCCTCCGGAGCTGGCTTTTACCTTTACCGCTCTGCCATCAACGCAAATATATCCTGGTTTAAATATATCCAATACTCCTTGCTGCAGGTTTAAAAGGCCAGTTGTGCTGCTGTTTCCATAATCATCTTTGACATCAAAAACAGTAATTGTAAAAAAATCCGTTTCATGAATGGTTTTACGATTTACGGGATTTCTTTCAGCTGTTATCATTTCAATTAAGAAACTCGGCCTTTCAAAGTTCTTCGGACAGAGATCAATATATACCGTGTAATCGAGATACGCTTTAACCAATAATTTATTTATTGCATCCAAAATTTTTACACTGCTTAAAATTCCGATCACCCCTCTATCCTCTTTGCCAAGTCCTCTGCAAAGCGCTCTGCCAATCTTATAGCCTTGGCTTCAACGGACTTTGCTGCGTTCTGATAAAAATGCCTGCCTTCTACAAAAGATGTTTTTATTTTGGGCTTGTAATATCTGGCCTTGCCGCTTGGCGTCCGGATTTTATGCCCGCTTTCAAGGTAGTTGGTTATGGCCCCAGGGCTGTTGCCCCCTGTGCTGCTGTTGGTTGGCCTGATAGCTGCGTAACCGCCTCCTGACCCTACATGTTCTTGCTGCCAACCTCTCACTTTCCCGCTGCTGTCGTTAATTCCGGAAGCAATAATTTGTGCATCAACTTCTTGTTTCAATAGAGCCGCCATTTCTTCATGCAGTTTTCTGCGCGCTCCTGGAATTTCTCTTAGCAATTTATCAAGGTCTTTAGTAAATTTTTCAAGGCCGCTCAATTCAATACTTTGCATATTCCTACACATCCTTGGCCAATGTTATTTCATATTCGTTTTTATATTCATCCAGGCAGTGAGGAATTCGAACATTATAAGTCTTTTCCCCGATTGTAATTAGATCGGCTGTCTTAAGCTCAATAACTTTGGGTGTAACAAGAACATAAGTAAGTTCTTGGACAGCCTGCGGTTTTTCTTGCTGATAGCCCAGATACTTTTCAACCAGATATCCGGGGAAAGTTGCTATCGTTTGAGGATCGCCGGGAACCGGCCTATTTAATTCGTTCCTATCAAATATTTTTCTTGTTGCAATACATGTCTTTGGTTCAATTTGCGCTGCCTTCACCTCGCAATACATACGGTCAATTTCATTGATGTCAGTTAAGAAATAGTGCCTTCCCTGCCATTTAACCGCCTGATGTAGCGTTAATGTGCGCTTCCTTATTGTAAACTTTGCTGAATTAACCCCGATACCAACTTTAGAAAATATATTCGTTTTATCCAAATTTTCAGCCTTTGCCCATATAGTATCTAACACTTCCCACGTATACACATTTTCAACATTTTTTAGAGTTAAAATATCAATCCTGTGCCGTAATTCTCCTGGATTCATACTACCACCGCCTAAATTGCATCAGTAATATAGCAATATTTGAGCTGCGTTATTATGCTATCAAGCCCAAATGCAAGCTTATCAACTTTGCCTATTGGCTGTCTGTTCTCATGCCAATTTACGACAAGCATCTTTACAGCCAACTTGTAAAGTTCGTTCGTCTCGTCTTTAGTTACACCTGCATTAGTCAGATAAGCTTCTGCTGCATCTATTAAGCCCAGTATTTCAGTATCTTCATCTGTTCCGTCAACTTTAAGATATTCTTTTACTTCTTCTAACAATTTTATCCCCTCCTAAAGAGGAGAGGGCTTAAAAGCCCTCATTATGCTACTGATGTTACATCAATTTGTCCGTATACTACGGCTGCACTGTCTATTAATTTGACATCTTCTCTCTCAATAACTCTTATTTCTGTCCTGTTCTTCTGGAATGCAGTACCACCTATATTGGTACTTGCTACCTGGTGTCCTTGACGTTCAAACATTGTTATAGCTTCTACGAAATTGCCTATAAATAACGGTGCCAATTTTGTAGTGCTTCCAGTAGTCGGTAAAACTGTATTAGGAATTATCACGATTGGTTTACCGAATAGCTTATTTCCGCCCGGATTTTGGACGTCAGGCTGTAATAATGGTCTCCCTTGATTATCGGTCAAAGTATCGAGGTATTGATAACCGTCCTGGTTAGTAACAATAGTAGCACCAGTAGCAAGCATTGGATCGAGCATAACATTGATTGCTTTCTTAATTGCTTTCCAATCTGCCAAAGTTACTGGTGTTAGAGTATTTAAAAGGTTAATTATAAGTGTATTTCTCGTCACAACAGACTTCCTTGCAATCCATTGTGTCAAATAATCGATTATGTTCTGATCGCTGTCATTTAATAGGTCATTAGGCACCGGCATATATCCTGCATAATCTTTTATTGAGTATGTTATATTCTCGAACTGTGGATTACCCATGTCTGGAAGGTCTGCTGTCAAGTCAGTTATGTTCGTTAAAGGTGTCATTGTCGAGATCTTCTCAAAGACTCTGCTGCCTGATGGCCTTGTTACTGGAATAACATTTATGAGAGTCTCCAATTGTGGTAATGATCTCTTGTATTGATTGATCCTTGTCTGTATATCCTCTGGTACAAGCAACCCACCATCCGCAGGAACGCTAGGATCTAAAGCATTTAATATTTTATAGTCTTCGGACGTTGCTTTGTGTCTAAAAGCGTTCAAAAATGCCTTCTGATATTGTGCTTTGAATTGCTCTCTTTCCTCTTTTTTCTCTTTTGCTGCTGTTCCAGTAATTTCTATGCCATTCTCATCAAATTCTTTGCCCTCATCAATGAGTTTCTGCGCTTCAATCTTGGCTTTTATAGCTTTGATTTCATCAATTTTTGCCTTGATTTCATCTGCGGTTGCATCTTTTTTGTTCATTAAAGCCTGCGCTTCTGCTTCTTTTGCGGCCAAATCGGCCAAAAGTTGTCTTAATTCTTTGCTCATTTTAATACCATCCTTTCTTTTTGAAAATTAAAAAGCCTTAGAGTTCAAGCTCTAAAGCTAATTTAGCTTTTAATAATTCTGTTTCACCTTTATTATTACTGCTATCCTGTTCCCACGGCGGTGTCCTGCCAAATTGTTTATAATGTGATGCAAGGTGATTTTTTATCTTGGATATGTCGGCTTCTGATACGTCAGCCTGATTAAGCCTTGCTGCGCATTGTACAATGCCTTGCCATACTACTTTATGACTCTTTGGGTCATGATGCGGAAATTTTAAATCCCCAAAAATAGCAGGCGGCATCTCGGCAGCCCATGCGTAATGGCCCGCTATATCTTTCTTCTCCTGGTCTGTCAACTCATTCCATGACTTATCGGTGAAATCTGACAGCGTTGGCTTTTGCCATTCCTGGTCTTCAGGTGCTAACTCACGTGATACATCATCTGGCGATACGCCGTTTTTAACTTTAAATCTGTCAAGTGACAATATTTGTCTAAATGTATTTCTTGCACTATTAACAATTGCAAACCTATCAAATGCAAAATTCATTATATCGTCGGCTTTGTTATTATCATATAAAATGCCATCTGCAAAGCCTTCATTAACTGCCACATTAGCTGACATCCAGGTTTCATCATCCATCATGGATGAAATCTTACTCCTTGACCTACCTGTCTTTAATGCATAAGCATTTATCAGCGTTTCTTTAACTGCATCTAATATATCAGCTGCTTTTCGCAAATCGTGCATATCACCTTCGGCCATTGTTAGCGGATTGTGTATCATCATAATAGCTACTGGCGACATAAGGACCTCATCTCCGGCCATTGCAATAACTGAAGCCGCCGACATTGCCTTGCTGTCAATTTTAACCGTTACTTTGCCCCTATGTTCTTTAAGCGCGTTATATATTCCTGCTGCCGCAAACACATCACCTCCATAACTGTCTATCCACACTGTTATATCTTTGCCTGCATATTGTTTTAATTCCTCCCTGAAAACATTGGGCGATACGGCATTCATGCCGAGAAACTCATACAGCCATGTTTCGTCATCACTCACAATATCGCCTTGTATCCTTAATTCAATGCTTCCTGGTGTTGTCTCTGTCGCTGCATTCTTAATAAACTTCCAAAACTTCTTCAATCTGCTTCACCTCCCCCTCAATTCTTGTTATACTGATTCCCCGCCATTGTAGCAGGTATCATATTCCCATTGAGCAACAATTGATCCCCGCCTTCAAGCGGTGGATCCTCTTCTAAAGCTCTGACTTCATTTGGCGTCTTAATGCCATTTTGGATTGCGGTCGCATAAGCTTCATACCGTGTTTTTATATCTCCTCTTAAAATCACATCAGCATTGAACTTTATATAATATCCTGCCATAATTTCCTGCGGCAAAAAAAGCTTATATGTTAGCTCTTGCTCATACATAGTTAAAATGGCCATCAAAGTATCTACATAGAACTCTCTATTTGCTTCACTCGTAGACGCATAAGACGCTTTTTCAAGGTCATTGATCTGATGCAGCTTTATTCCGAATGCCGCTGCTATCTGTCTTTCCGTAAGCTGTGTGTTCTCAAGGAATTGCGCATCCGTAAGCTTTATTGCTATCGGTTGATAAGTAAATCCTATCGGTAGCAGGCTTATTCGGTTTGCATTCGCTAAACCACTCGACATTTTCTCAAACTTTTCTCTAAATGTTTGTTCCGCCTGCGGGCTTAAGTCGCCGACATAATTAATTATTCCTGCCGTTTGCATGCCGTTTTTGAAGCTGTTGTTCAAGAATTGTTCGGCGGCGGCAGCATTTTCTATGCTGTTTTTGAGTGCTTCAATAGGGCTTATGCCAACCAATCCGTCAGTTGTTAGCCCTTTAAAATGTAATAAATCAGTAGATTTTAGCTTATATTGATTACCCATATTGTCGGTATATACATACCAAATACTGTTTCTTGAACTTAAAAGGCCGACATCATCGACGTAAATTCTCATTCTTGTGCTGTCCAGCGGATATATGCCCTGGACTTTTCCGGCATTTTTACCGTTTTGCACGAAATCAAGCCAGGCATAACTATTGCCGTATATATTTCTTTGGCCCTCAAGGCATTTCCAAAAGTCAGAAGCGCTCATGTACGGGTTAGGTCGTAATTTTAGCAGCGGATAAAGATAATGGTCAGTTGCTTTTCTTATGCCTCCGCTGTCTTGATATATCTTGCATGGCAGTTTTGACATTGTATCGCTTAAAATCTTAATACATACGTATACGACTATCTCTTTCAACGCATTTTTGCCATGCACATTTAAGTCATCCGACGCAATGCCAAGAAACGTCATTAATTCATCAAAATCCGGCGACCAGTATGGCGTGATCTCTGCATTCTTAATTTTCCTGCGCCTGTTCCTAAAAAGCAATTATATCACCTTCTTTCAGGCGGATTTTTTGAAAAATATACGCCTAATCCAAACAGGACCGCTCCTAAACAATATAAACCAGCAATTTCTGACAATAAAAAAGTGGCTGCGATTATTACCGTTAAACCACTCAATATCAATATATCCTCGATATAATTCAACATGAATTTTCTCATTTAAACACCCCACAGCTTCGACAGAAATTCATCCGTTGCGTACTTGTTAATATCAATAGAATTACTCTTTTGTAGGTATAATTGCGTATAACAAAAAATACTTGCCACCACCAAGTCAATTCTTGTCTTGTTTTTATTTTCTTTCGCCAAAAGAATATCATCGCTCGCCTTGCCTTTGATTGTCGTTACATTACTCATACACCAGTCAAGCAATTTATTTTTCTCATATCGTATTTTGCCTGTATAAACATCATCCCTAAACTGCTTGATTGCGGGGCTTAAATTGGCATATGTTTGTCTTATGAGTATAACTTCGTAATCCTTGGACAGGCTTTCCATCATCTGCAATGCGTTGTATGGATCCGATACAACGCATTTTATTTTACATTTATATTTACCCTCAATTTCTCTTATATATTGCTCAACCAGCGTATAATTCACTATCATGCCTTTTGTGATAGTGCAGTATCCCTGTTTCTCCGCCAGCCTATAATCAAATTTTTCACGCCTGTTATCCAAACTGCCTTCCGGCAAAAAGCCATGCGATGTTAGATAATATATGTCATTTTCTTTATACATTATTGAAACTGCCGTAAGGTCAGTGGAAATTGATAAATCAACGCCTACAACAACCTCTTTGCCTTGCAGGTCTATTAAAGGCACTTCGCATTTCTTCCAATAGTTAAAGTCAATATATTTTTCTTCATAGCTTTGGTCAACAAACACATTCATGTGCTTTGTAAGGTATTCTATACGCTCTGATGGTTTCTCCAATGCTACTTTTCGGTTATCCCGTATTTCGTTGTAATTTTCTTCTATCCTAAGCGGATTAGCCTGGTAAATTCCTGTGTCATCCCACAAATGTTCTTCTTCCGCGTAATAAAGCAATGCAAACATTCTATCATCATCAATTACGCCATCATAAACCTTCCTGATGTAGTCGAGTTCCTCAAACATAATACTGTCTTTTTCAGGATAAGCAGTAGTCAGTTTAAACCGCAAAGGATTTTTAACCGACAACTGCCCCGTCTTCATGGCGTTAATATTGTGATAGTCTCTAAACGCCCCGATTTCATCTGCTATAAAAGCCGAAGGTCTTATAGCATTGTTCCTGCTTGCCTCGGCTGTTCTGGCCTGGTAAAAGCTGTTTGTCAATTTGCATACTATTTTTCCGCTTAAAGTGGCCGACAGCTTAAAATGCTTGCTTATTGCAGGGCTGGCCTCTATGATTTGCGTCATGGCTTTTTTTACTTCGCCCGCAAGATCACGATCCAGACATATCGAATAAAATTCGCTATATTTATCTTCTATCAGCATCAAGATTATCAGTATAAGCGCACAGATGAACGTTTTGGCGTTCTTTCTCGCTATATACAGCGTCGCATCTCTGTATCTGTATTTTTCTTTATCTTCTTTAAATCTCCATCCAAAAATATTGGCTAAAAAAAAGGCCTGGAAATCCCACAAACCATATAAAATAGGCGTTCCAACTACGCCCAAACCGGTTGCAAAATTAAGAAGGCTTAATATGCCTTCTATTTTTGTCAGTTCGTCTTCATCAAAATAATAAGGATATTCCTCATTATGTTGTTTTTTTAAGTCGGCAAGAAACCACTCGCATTGCTTTTTAACTTCTTTGGTCGTGATTTCTTTGCCGCTTACAACGTCAATTGCATAACGTTGCGCTTGTTCAAACAGCATTTTTGCCACCAGCCAATACTTTAAGCAGCGGATCTTCCTGCTGCTGTTTAATCTGCAAATTGATATTGCCTAATTTGGCCCTGCTTTGCGGCGACAGGCTTAATTCATTGCAGCATCGGAAAAAATCTTTGGTATATTTCTCTTTAGCGCTCAATAAATCTTTATCAAACAGTCTGCTCGCATCCTGGTTAATAAGTTTCTCTATTTCTTGCAATCTGTCGATTGCAATAGCGGCCTGAGCCAAAATGTATATATCAAGATTGCCTAAAATCTGACTAGCTTCAAATTCCTGCACAATATACTTAAAAATTTTCTTTTGCTTTGCATTCAGATGCTTGGGAGGGACAATTTTGTCAACACCGCCCCTGAGCAAGTGTTCTGTGTTTTGCCTTACTGTTTTTTCCTCTTTAGTTAAATTTTTACTCATCGTTTTGACGCTTTTACACGGCCTTGCCACGTTGCCTTCACCTCCTAAGACTAAGGCGCCCATTTCGGGATTTTTTTCAAAGCGAAACTGCGCTCGCCGGTCTTCAGGAATTGCTTGAAACTTTTTCCATGCCCCTACCCCTTCATCGCTTTATGTCGTTCTTGATGACAACTCTCACACAGGCATACAAGATTATCTATATTTAATCTTTTATTCCAGTTAGTTTTGATAGGCTCTATATGATGCACTGTATCATAAAGCTTTATCCTGTGTTCTTTTAAGCAATCCTGACACAAGGCATGATCTCTTGCTATAACCGCCTGTCTTATCCTCTCCCATTCAGGGCTATTATAAAAGTCGTGATATTTTTTGTCGCGCTTATATCTTATTTCATCATCATATTTCTTCTGTTTCTCTTTCTGTCTTGCTTCGTATTCTTGTTGGCATTTATTACAATATTTCTGGTTGAAATCTATTATCTGCCCGCATCCAAGGCATGTTTTCTTCAGCGCCATTGTATCAACTCCAAAAACTACAAAATATTTTTATATAACTATGGACACATCTTATAAGACGTGTTATAATGTAATCGTCAGGAGGGAAAGTAAATGAAGTCTTACTCATCAAGAGAAGTAATTAAAATACTCGAACAAAACGGATGGTACTTAAAAAGAATAGTTGGAGACCACTACCAATACACAGACGGCCATAGGTTGACAACAATCAGACATCCGGTCAAGGATTTAGGAATAAAAAACTTAAAAAGCATCGAAAAACAAACAGGGATTAAATTCAACTAATCCCTGACTTTCCCCTGAAAACCTAAAAGGAGGTATCGTCATGAAAAAGGATATTTATGTTTTCCCTGCTATTTTAACTCAATATGAAGATAATATCGGCATTACATTCCCCGATCTGCCCGGTTGTGTGTCTAACGCTAAAAATATGGATGAGGCCGTTAAAAACGCCAAAGAAGCTTTAGCACTTCATCTGTTCGGTATGGAGGAAGATGGCATTGATATCCCTTCTCCTTCATCTATCAATAATTTAAAATTAGATTCAAATGAAATTCCATTACTGGTTGAAGTTTACATGCCTTTATACCGCAATGCTATAGAATCTGCAACGGTTAAAACAACTGTAACTATGCCTCAATGGCTAAAATCCTTAGCTGAAGAAAAGAATGTTAACTTCTCTCAATTGCTTCAATCAGCATTAAAAGAACATTTAGGTATACACGACAGGCCGTAATGGCCTCTTTTTATTTTGGGGCATGAAAAAAGAGCCCTAAGGCTCTAATTATTCTTATTGTTTTTTAACATTTCAATAATTATATCCATTTTCTTCGATATATCATTAATAGCTACATTTATTTCATCAATTTTTATGCCCATATTAAATACAATTTTCTTTATTGATTCTATATTTGTATCTCTATCAAACCCAGCCATCCTTCTCCCCTCCCTTCCCCGTTCTACTTCGACGTTCGAGAGGGAAGTCCTGCCATTGTCGAAAAATTTTATCACATACAAAAATCACCCTTCACCTATAAGTGGCAAATGGATGACAAACCTAAGAAATAATTTTTTTCTTCGCCCTTTTCAAATATACCTGCACTGATGGCCTGGATATCCCCAGCATCCTCGCCGCCTCGTACTGACTAAAACATTGCCCCACCACCAACTCAAAAACTTCCCGCTCTCTCTCACTCAATTGCGCCAGGGCCCGCTCCAATTTCTTCACTTTCTCCGGATCTGCAAACTTTCCAGATGTGCTATAAAGGCTTTTTGCCGTGGCCATATATTCCATATCCCCCAGGAGAACTTCCCTTTGCTGTCGGCTCCGCCTGTGAATCCCCCGCCTTAATCCTGGTTCATGCTCCAGCTCTAGGTATTGTAAAGTCCATTCTGTGGATGATTCCATCTCAGCTAGGATCTCACGGTCGTGCTTATCGAGTATAGGATCCTTTTTCATTCTTGCTTTTCGTATGCTTCGTAATGTCTTGCGATATTCTTTGGCTAATTCTTCATAAAACATCTTCCTCATCCTCCCCCGGCAAAAGTCCCGCTCTCCCCGGTAATGGCGGTTCCTCCATAATTATCTTTAGCACCTTTGGCGGCATCTTTGTCCTTGGCCGCCGTTTCTCCTGCTCCCGAAGCCAGTCGTCAAACTCCTGCTCCCGCATCACCTTCCCCTCCCGCATAAGAAAAAGGCACCCCGATTTCTCGAAGTGCCTCCGGTATTTCCGGTCAGCATATTTAAACATTTCCCTTTCTCGCATATTCGATTAAATTTTGCCACCGAGTTATTGTGTCGTATGGCACGGCCACTTTTCTAATAGACATGTCAAAGATGAGTTGTATCGCTTTCTCTAAAGCATCAATAAGCTGATTTTCTATGTTCTCATCTGTTACACCGTTTGGCTTCAATACTTCCCCTCCTTCACATTTTCTTTGTGATGCGTCATAGCTTACGCCCACATTGGGGGCAAAACCTAATACTAACCTTGTCTGCATTTGCTTTACCAATCTTTAATATATATAGCATCTTGCCTACAATGTATATGTCTACTTCTCTATTTCTGTAAATTGATTTATTTCCGTATGAAGCATTTTCATCGCAGAATTTGCATTTAACCATAATTCTCTCTCCTTCGCAACATTTACAGAATGCGTCTCTATAACTTAGTCTTTTTGACTCCTTCCTCCACCATGACCGGCAACCCATCCTGCACCTTGATCACTAATTCCCCATACCCCAGCTGCCGGATGAATTCCAGCAGCCGGCGTTCTTTTTCATGCAGTTCTTTTTCTTCCAAGCTCCCGCCTCCAGTCGGTATATTCTTTGATTGTGATGTATAGCCTCGTCTTCCGCAAATACTTCTCATACAGGTCCCATACCGTTTGCTTTTTTCCTGCCATCGTTGCTATCACCATGCGCCAGACCAGTTTCTCCACGATACATGGCCTCCTCGATACGATGTTTTTCCTCGATCCAGAAACCTATTTCCGTTGCAAGTTGCAACCTTTTCAGCCGAGTTTTTTCGTCCTGCTTTTCCTTATGAAGGAGCTTGAAATACTTTTCTTTGCTCTTATCAATTTTGTTTTTCACTTCATCGATGGTCATCTTACCCGACCTCCTCAATCTCAATTTCTGCCCTCTCGTTTTCATCCTGGAATCTCTCGACGCTAACTCTTTTTACCTGCCGGTCATTTTCAAAAGCGGTCCCTTGCAGGCCGTCTAGAAGCGACTTTAAACAATTGTCGATGTCGGGGAATCTATTGTCTTTGAAATATAGTTTTATATTCATGGCTATCTCTCGGGTCAACGGCTTCCCCCGAAACACATCCAGGGCTTTATACCCAACATACCTCTCAAATTTGCGTGTCGCTTCCGTGGTATACACAAGATATTTTTTTCCGTTCCGGGAGAATCTTGGTCTATCTTTCGGCATCGGCCTGCCGGGGATAATGATTTTGTACTTCATTTTTCCTTCATTTTCCCTCATCTCCGCATCTGCAATTTCAGCTAATCTTAAAATTTTGCTATTGTCTTTACTGTTTGTTGGAAACAACATTTTATTATTAAAACCTCCCAGTGCTGCCAAAGCCACTTTCTCCCCTTTCTGTCTGGCTCAATTCCTCAACATATTCAAAGTCCGGTATATACACCGGGGCGATAACCAATTGGGCTATGCGGTCATATGGTTTTACTTCGTATCTTTGCATGCTTGTGTTTATCAAAACTACTTTCAACTCTCCCCGGTAAGAATTATCCACAGTCCCAAAAGGCATTATTATCCCGAGTTTATTTAAACTGCTTCTCGGTCTTATTTGCGCTTCATATCCTGGCTCAAGCTCTATCGCAATCCCAGTCGGAATTGTCACATGGTCCATCGGTTGTAGCCATATGCTATCATCAAGCCTTGCCCGAAGGTCAAGGCCGCTGTCGGTCGGATATGCTCTATATGGCCGGCAGTGTTCATCCAAAAGCTTTATCTTCATGCTTTCTCAACCTCTTTCCCAAATACTCCACCCGCCCGTCTTGATATTTCTCCTTGTCTTGCTAAGTGCATGATTAATGCTGCCACCTCATCAAGGCTTTTTCCATGGGGCAGCCTTCTATCTTATATCCTCTTATTCTTAACCAGTTTCTAATTGAAGCCTTTTGGATGCCGCACTTTTTTGCTATTTCGTCAATCGAATATCCTTGTTCATATAATTGTATTCGTTGTTGTATTTCTTTTTCTTTCAGTTTTGCCATCACGCGCACTCCTTCGCCTTCCGTATCAATACGTCAAGTTTCTTTTGCTTTGCCAGAAGTTCTAATATTGCCGCTTCCCTGAACTCCGGATCGGCGTTCTCAAAGTTCTGCTCCGCCTGCCGGAGTTCCTCCAGGGCTTTTTGAACAAGCATTGTGAATATATCTTTTTCAAGGCTCACTTTTTATCCCTCCTGAATTTTTATATAGCCGGTGTCTATCAAACTTTTGTTCAAGCATTCTTTGTAACCATTTTCGTTTCGCACAAGCCAATAGTGTTTATATTCTTTCAATACTGTTGCAGTAAATTTCCGGCTCTCATGTTGACTTTTTCTTTTATCTCTATCGATGACTTTTATTTTTGCACCTGGTTTCAGGTCCATTGTTCTCCCCCTCCTCATCCAGCACCACAAGCCTGGCCAATATCTTAATTCTTTCCTCGCCCTCGGCCCTGGCATACAGGTCCAGAAGACGGTCACGCTCACTGTATTGCAAGCCAATGTTCCTCATCTTCCTTTTTGCCTCCTTCCAGCATTTTCATGCTCATGTCTTCACTCAGCCGCTTTATATCTTCTTTCAAGCTCGCCGGTAATAGCCGCTCTTTCTGCTCCCGTTCCGATACCTGGGCATACATCTTCAAAAACTGCCCCCGTATAACTCCTGGCTCTTCTGAAAGACATATCTCCTGCCAGCCCATGTATTTCACCACTTTTGCCGTCCGTGGTGACATGCTCGCCAGGGCCTCGGCTTCCCGATAGTATCCGTAAAGCCGGATCGCCCTCTCGACTTCACCCCATGCCTCGGCAACATCGATTCGGTCTTCGGGCGGCGTTGCAATTTCTACGGCCTGTCTGCGTATATCGGCGATTGTAGGCGGATACGGGCTTTCCAGAAGCAGTTTTTTTACCGCGGCTTTGACAAGACCAAAGTTAAGGTCTCCTAAAAGCTCATGCCAAAGGCTTACCATGGCCTCTGTAACTTGCATGTTTGGGAATGCAGCATTTATTACGGCTAAAAGCTGCACGGTTTCCGTCTTTTTCATGTCTTTTCTTCCTCCTGCTGGTATTTCTGGTATAACGCCCTCAAAGTACCCCAGCTTTTAGGTTCGTTTTTAAGGTTTGCTGATGTATTTGGGATAGGTTCCGGCGGGCCTTTTATAAATTCTTTAAATGGCTCGTCTGGCCCTAAAAAAGTTGCAGCATGTTTTATAAAATTTGGTTCCTTACCCTGGCAGTATATTGCATAATTACTAGCTGCCGCAATTAATTCATCCGGTGGAACCTTCGCTTTTATTTGCCGCTTCCACATCCTGAAAGCTCTTTTTTTATCCACCTTCCGAGGATAGATAGACCAGAATCGCTCAAATTCTTCGCTGTATGTATCCCCTTTGCCAGGTTTGCCCTGCGCTCCATCATCATGCGATGATTTCTCAGCCGGGGGGATACAATCATCCGCGCCGTCAGGTGCGGGTATGAGGGAATCAGTACGAGGGTTAAGGGAATCAGGAATCAGTACGAGGGAATCAGCAGGATTTTTAGTGTGCTTTTCTGGTTCTTGCACTGTGCAAGTATGGTGCTTTTCTGGTGCTGGTTCATCTTCGGGAGGTGGTGGTATAATACTGGGTGCTTCTTTTACATGAGGATTCTGGTGTTTTTTGAAATTGATGATTTGTATGTATCTTTCTCCATTTATTTCATAGCGTTTTATAAATCCATGTGATTGCAAATCATTCAAAAACTTGTCTACATCACAATCATCGTAAGGCAGAACCTCGGCTTTTATCTTCTTTGGCCTATCCTCAAGCCGCCCTTCTCTGTCAGCAATGCACCAAAGACCAGCAAAAAGTAATCTTGCAAGAGGATCACATTCTGCTAATTCGTCATTTAAGAAAAAACCTGGTTTAATATTTCTGGCTCTTGCCATTATTTTTCACCTGCCAGATATTCTTCCATAGCACATCTAAAATCTGTCCAGTTCCTGACTTCTTTAGCAAGTGCTTTAAGATCCTCGATCGACGCACCTCGAAGATAAGCTTTTTCTAACCAATCTATCGCCTTAGATGCATCAAAATAATAGAGTCTATTTTTCAATATGCCTCGTATATAAAACAAGTCTTTAAGATAAGGTTTTTCCTGTGTTGCCAGTTTCACGCTACATATTTTTTCAATGTAATCAAAGGCTTTCTCTTTTGAAGCTTCGGTATATTGTCCATTTTGATCTTTTTGTAAATATTGAAGGGTGGAATCTTCTATAGCTTCCAAGATTATTTCGAAAGGATATTTGCGGATAAGCTTTTTTAATGTGGTAACTCCTTTTTCTGTAACCGTGCATTGAGCGCGTTCCTCAAATTTTGTTTTTATATAATTAACTTTTTCATCTTCCAATTTCATCAATTCTTCGCGCCATTGCATCATCATCTCTAATTGTTCTCTACGTTCATTAAGTTCTTCTAACTGTTTACGTTGCTTTTTTAGTATTGACTTATCATCGAGAAGCTTAGCGCCTTTCCCGAGGTTACAGTCTTTGCAAGAAGTTATTAAATTTGTAATATCATCGGTACCGCCTTCACTAACTGGTTTAATGTGATCAATTTCAAGAATCACATCAGGTGCTGTTCTGCCACAATATTGGCATCTAAAGCCATCGCGTTTAAATACCTCAAATCTTATTTTTTTTGAAAGAGTCTTTCTTTTTCTTGCCATCTTGACCCCCGCCCCATGATTTTCTTATTGATGTAACATTTACCAATCTTAGCGGTCAAAAAAAATTATGTTTCTCGATTTAAATACTCCAACCAGCATTCATAGCAGCTGTCAATGCACCAGTGCTTACTATCTTCATCAGGACATACTGCTTCTTTGGCTAATACTGCCGCTGCTTCGCACAGTCGCTTTTCCTGTTGTGCAATTTTCTCTTTCAGTCTTCGAATTTCATCGTCGGATTTATCATGCTTTAGCGGACAATCCAGCCTACGTGAATCATCTTCGCACTGCTCCATCAATACAGAGCAATAATATATTCCAAGCACGTTTCGTTTTTCGGATCGCAGCGGGCATAAATTGCATGATGCAGGCATTCTCGGCAGTTCAAGAATTGCTTTCATGCTCTCGCTCCTTTTAAATAAACATATTACAGCCATTTGACCTGTAAAACCCTATCATGCTTTCTTCTTCCTCTTCTGTCATCCCCAGGCACCGGGGGCATTTATAAAACCGTTCATCCTTTGCCCCTAACTTTTTATTTAGCCCGATGTCGTTGTAGTCAAGTTCCACGCCGCACTCGATGCATACAAAACGATTGACATTTTTTTCTTTCTTCGCTGGAAAATCATATTTAAGGATTGCGTCCGGATCACCCTGCTCGATTTGTATATATCCCCGGGCTAGAAGGATTTTTGCATCATGCTCTGTTATACCGGGTATATTAAGCAGACTTGAAAACGGCCCGTGGTAATTTATCTTCGAAAAAGCAGGATTGTCCAATAACTTACTCAGTTCAGGATCATTGATTATGATGCTAACCACATGCTCTTTCCCCTGAGCGATTCTCTGTTTAAATTCCTGTTCATATCTTCGAACCCGCTCGTCGCATTCCTGAATATACTGCCGGAAATATGTTTGTGCTTCGGGAGTATACATCCATTCTAGATATTTTTTATTCCGCAAATAATGCTCATAATTAAGCTTGTGTATGAACTTCTGAAGAGCGGCTTCATAATACTTCTTGGCCGCTTTCTCATCTATGTTGTATCTCTTTGCTATATTTCTAATACGTGCTTTATGCTTTATAAATTTCTTTAACCAATACTGGATATTTTTATATATTTCATCTTCAATGGTTGGAAATAGTGATATCTGCTCGATAGGCGGCTCTTTAACTGGTATAAATTCACGACGAACTAAATATGCAAATTCACCTTCCGGCCTTTTATACTCCGGTATATGCATTTAATCACCTTCTCAGGGGATGGCAGGCAGGCTGGGGGGATAGCCCACCCGCCGGAATCATCAAAATGGTATTCCGTTATCAACCCTTTGCGGTCTATTGTTGTAGGTTAACGATTCATGGATAAATCTTTTTAAAAGTCCCGAAGTAAAACCATCCAAAACAATCAATGTATCATCATTCTGTGAATATATATAGCGTATAACAATATGACCGTCGGAGTTATAGGATATTTGGTGGCTTCCACCCTCACCAATCGTGGTAATTTCAGGCATCTTACCCGCTTTCCGCTTAATTATCTGAGCTCCCATCACTCATTCCCTCCAACTACCTTTAAATTTGGCTTTTCAAACAAATTCAACTGATGCATTGCCCTGCCCATGGCTTCTACATCCGGCATATATAACCCATGCCGGCGGACTACATCCACAAAATCCTCTAAGTCATGGGGCACCAGAATAAATTTAGCTTCATCATCATTCCATCCGCAGTGACAAAGTTCGTGGTCAAGAATCGCCATCTTTGTCTTTACATCAACTGTGGCCCAGACAAAATGGTTAAGTGTAATTATAAAATCGTATCCATGCAGTAGCTTCTCTTTCTCACTGCATCTATGAGCACTTCCCAGGATTGTTTTACCGTTTTTCTTCCAGGTATCCGTTTTGAATATGTAAGCTATATTGGCATCAACTAAATGCGGATGATATTTTGCTATAAGTGTTTCGGCAAGGTTTTGAACATCTTTGGCAATTTCATATTTGATACCCATATCGGTCCCTCCTTTCGGGGCCTTTCGACCCCTGAATTTGCTATTACATATTGTCCTTGGAATGCGTAACATTATTTCATAAAAACCAACCAGTGTGTTTTGCTTCTACGGTTTCCAAAAAGCGGTTTTTGTCTAATAGCTTTTAACACTTCTGATAGTTTTATCTGTTCCTCATTCCACTTAAAAATCAATGTGCCATTAGGCTTTAGCACCCTCATACATTCTTTGAATCCTTGCGAAATATCTTCCCACCAAGTATCTGATAGCACACCATACTTTTTAGCAAGCCATGAATTCTGCCCAGCCATTTTCAAGTGTGGAGGGTCAAAAACTACAAGGTAAAATGTATTATCTGGGAAAGGCATATCCCGAAAATCAGCAACAACATCTGGTTTTATGTTGAGTATTCGCCCATCACATAAGATTGTTGTCAATTCTCGATTGTCCATGTAGATTGCATCTGGGTGTTGTTTATCAAACCACATCATCCTACTGCCGCAAGTGGCATCGAGAATCCGCTTCCCCACGGTTATCACCTTCTTTACTACATATAAAATTACATTTCCTTTCCATTATCTAACAAACAAACTATAAGTCTATTAACCAATTTTGCAGTTTGACTACATTCCCAACTTATACCGTATTGATTGCAACTCGCATGAGCAACTCTCTCCGGTGCGCCGTATCCAGTTACGGGGTAGTGGTTAAACCACACACAACCAAAACATTTTTTATCAAGTGTATTTTGCATTAATATACCTAACTCATCCTTGATATGTCGCCGCAATTCATCGTTTTTTTCTTGATGTTCGTACATTTTACTCTCCTCTATTACACATAATTTACATAATGCACATCATATCCGCTGCCCCGCCCGTGCATTGCTGACTTGCGGGAGGGGCAGCAGCGATTTATAAGCGTTGTTGATAATAATACCCAGTATGTGATACTGTCAAAATGGCACATTCTAAAGTATCTTCATTAAACCATGCGCACTTTTCTTCCTTACACTCTACGTCATGCAACCCTCTATCTTCGTATTCGGCGCCTTCCCAAACATATCTGCTTAACATTGGACAAATCTTTTTATCCATCATTCTCCCTCCTTCCGGCACCGGCTATTGTGCCGCCGGTGCCTTCGTTATTAGAATCAGAATGGCGGCTCTTCACCAGGAACATCAAACGTTTCTGTTTCTTTTTCTTTTTGCTTTTTCTGGCACTTCATACAAAGGTGCCTGCCGAAGTTCTTCTTGCTGAATTCGGCGACAGCATCCGTTATTTCTGCTCCGCATTCTTCGCACTTGCTTTTTGCGCCCTGCTTCTTTTTGCCATGTTCGTCTGCTGCTTTTGAACCGGCCTGCCCCTTCAGGGCATCAATAACTTTTGTCGCTTCTTCTCGTGTTATATCGTCCCAATCGTCTATGTCTCGGTCCAAAATGCCGCCGATTCTCTCGAACATTTCTTCTTCCTTTGCACCTTTCAGCAAATCCTTGATGTAATTAATTTGCCTTGAACTTGCTTTTTCTGGCGCAAGCCAGGGCATATCTTCAACGTCTTGCGTAAACATTCTGGATGCACCAGTAGCTTTCAGAACGCCATCAATGTATGCTCTTTTTGCCGCCATTTTTACAAGTGTGTTCTGCTGATCCGCAGGTTCAGGATTAAGCACCTTAACCTTTTCTCCGTCCTGCTCTATGTTACGGTACTTGTATTTGACTTCTTGAGAGTTTGCACTACCTATGCCTGTAGATATCAATGCGCCCGTATCTCTATGAAGTATTTGCATTGATACCGTATAGCTAAATATGCCCTTTTCAAAATCCTCAATTGAATTGATAATTTTAAGTTCTCCCGTGGCAAGCCTGAATACCTGGCATAATAATTCTGCTCCCGGCTTTAAAAGAGTAGGCTTATCCGTCCCAGGTATCCGGTCAAAATCCGTGCCCTGCTTCAACAGAGTATTGAAAAGCTTATCCAATGCAGCCCTCATTTGAACCGCCTTCTGAATTTCTGCATCGAGATTATGCGGAAGAATTTCTGTAGTTTGAACAACCAAAGCTGTATTTTCTTGCATATCAATCAACCTCCACGATAAATTTTTCTGATTCCGGTTCCAAAACTATTCCTTCCACTACTTCTCCGGTATCAAGGTCTACCACTCTTAAGCCGTTTACTTGAACAACTTTCTTTAATTCTTGTTTATTGGGGTCTTCCTTTATCCGGATCAGTTCCGGCCTATTCTTTTTAAGCCATTCCAGAAGTTTGCTGTCATCATAGTTCCATTTTTGCGGGACCTTTTTTATTTGCAGCTTTCCGTAAGGTGTTGATATCGTCTTTTCTTTTGGATTCTGCGCTATCCGGCTGCGGTGATATTCCTCAAGCAGTCCTTCAAAAAACTTCCTCGAATCTTCCAGTTTTTTGAGTTCCCGCTCTTGCCAGGACTTGATTCTTTCTATTTCAGCCTCGGCCAGGGAATTTATTTCCCCAGCCTTGGCTTTATATGCGGCTAATTTTCTTAATGCCCAGTTAACTTGATCAAGATTTGTTATTTTGAACCTGTGTTCCGATCCTAGACAGCCTTCTTCTTCATCCATAATGAACTCTTCCGCTTCTTGTATTTCAAGTTCCTGAAGTTCATTCATTGCTATTCCTCCTTGCATTTCCAGCATAGCTATGCTATACTGGAGTTGGTGTTAGATAGCCCCGCAAAGGGCTCTTTCTTTTTTCACATAGCCTCTTTCGAGGCATTTTTTGTTGTGTTTTTGTATTTCCTCCGATATGTCGCACCAGTTATTCAGAGCTATTTTTAATGTTTCTATGTTATGTTCTACATCTAAAAACTCTTGAAGACACTTTGTAAACTCGGTCCATTCCTGCTCATTAAAATCAGAGCGGGAATTTTTATTTACCGTCAGGCCCAGCATCCTGTGGAGCACGGCCTGTGCTTCTTTCATTTCTCCGATAAGTTTAAGCATGATGCTTGGTGGATCCAGGTTGACATTGTTCAGGACTTCATAGCTGTATGCCTGCCCTATAGCGCAACACTCTTTGCAGTATATTTGCGTCATCCAGGGCTTTTTGTATACCCTGCTCATTGCCAGCACTACATCCGGCCCCGGAGTGCTTTCGCCATGTTCATATTTGACTAAGGTCCTTGGAGCGATATGGATTTGAAATGCCGCTTCTTCTATGCTAAGGCCAGCGCCTTTTCTTGCTCCGGCATACACTTTCTACACCTCCTCTCTGCATCGTTGTTCATTGTAGTTGGATGGTTTTTGCTGTATTCTTTGAGTAGGAATTGGAACAGAATTTTGTGTGTCGCCAAAAACTTTTTGACTTCTTTAGCCTTGCAAGCGTATGAAAATAACCTCATCACGCTCCCTTCTCTCCTGAGATAAAATCTGCATACTGGCCGGAGATTTCCGCCAGCTCCGCCCGAAGGTCCATAATCCTTTTCTCAGCCTCCCAGGCCTGGCGGAGTATCCGGTCGCACTCTGCTATCTGAGAAAGCAAGAAATGCATCCTCTCCTCAAGCCTGTATAGGTCCTTCTCTTGCCCCTCCCGCCTGTTTGGGGCGATTTTTGCTATTGTGCCCATGCTATCCATCCTTTCGCTAAATTATGGGTATCAGCCCACTTCATCGATTTGCCGAAAGGCATCTTTCTTCTCGTACTCTCCAATAGCTCCCCAGATCGCCAATGTTTCCAGAGCCCGCTTTACCGCCTCTTTGTTGTATAATCTTACATTAATTGTTAAATTGACGTTGACAAATTCCACTTTATTATCCAGCTTTCTCATGTTTCCTCACCTTCCTCAATAGTTTCAGTTGTTTCATTATGCGGCCAGCGCACACACGGCAGATTTTGCCTTCATCGGGCCGTAGCTTTCGGCCGCAGTGTTCGCACCTGGGCATCGGTGGTCACCTCCTTCAGCCTGGGCTCAATATTTCTATAGATAAAATCCAATATCGGGTCCCAATATTCCTTATCATCTACTTCTTTATGGCTCACGATTTCCATCTTGGTTTCTCCATTGCCGTTTCGGGGTATTGTTATTTTGACAATTGTAAGTTTCATAATAATGACCCTCTTTAATGTTCATTAAATCACATATTCCTTTCCCTTCGTCATGCGGTTTGCTCATATACATCTGCATAATGTCTGTGTGACCATTCTGTAACCTTTGCCCCGCCATAACCAACATATTGTTCTACTACTACCACATCTCTGTAATACCCTGGCTTGTAATCTTTTGAATTGAAGGCTTTAATTATGGCTTCACTCTCATCGTTTGCAATAATCTCGTGCATTTCGTTCTTCTCGATGCCATCTTTCCGTGCAGACATCGGCACGAACACCCGAAAAAATCTTTTGCCTGCAAATGTTTTCATGCTTATCATCCTTTCTTTTTGGTTTATGCGGTTTGCCTTTTTTCTTTTTTTGTAAGGTCGTTGTCAGCGACCAGTTCGGTTAAAAAAATATGAGGTTTTACATCTAAAGCATCCGCTATCTTATGCAAACTTTCGATTGATGGATTGCAGCGACCATTTTCTATATCACTTATAAAACTGTGCGATAGTCCAGATAGCTTCGCAAACTCTCGCAACGAAAACCCTTTTTGTTTTCTAAGTTTTCTTAGTATGACTCCTATCACGTCTTTAACCTCCCTTCATTTTCTATTGTATGTTATTAACGACCATTTGTAAAATGACAAGTTCGTTATTTACGACCGTTATGAGCTATTTAGACCAAATTTAAGGCTATTATCTACTTATATCTTAATATTTTGTTCGTTATTTACATACATTTATGATATATACATTTACAATGCCTGACTATATAATAATCTTGTATGGTATTATCGAACGGGGGATATATAATGTTATTAGGCGAAAAGTTAAAAAAACTTAGAGTAGAAAAGAATCTTTCACTTAGAGAATTGGGAAAATTAGCCCATATTTCACATTCGTTCATTGCTGATATAGAATCAGGACGTAGTAATCCTTCCTTATCAACCCTTGAAGCCATTGCAAAAGCTTTGGGTACTTCAGTAAATTATTTCCTGGCAGATGAAAAAGAACAGCTCGACGCCCCCGCCCCCGCCGACAAAGAGCCCGCCCTAGACGATGAACAAATAAAAGAAATCAAAGAAAAATTCCCGAATTTGTTTACATTACTGGCCCGTGCGAAAGGACCTATACCTGAAATTCTTGCGGATCAAATAACTGATATTGCAAAAACACTTTTAAAAGAATATCTGGAGAATGAGGGCAAAAAGGACCCAGAAAAAGGAAAATGAACAATTATTTCCCCTTATCTTTTACAATTAAATAAAATAATATATAATAAAGGGGGATTTTGCTTTGGTTACCCAGGAAGAAGCTGACAGAATCTATAGGGCTAAAAAATACATCGCGGACGATTCTTTATCTTGGAAAGTAGAATCCAGCCAAAATGGTGAAATCAGAGCCTATATTAAAGCTACCGTGTTAACTGACGATGGAATTGAACTTGAATTAAGAGGAACTAAGGGTTCCAGGCATAGTTTCTCTCTTCTTTACAAAAAATCAGTTGTAATAAGACAGTTTGATTTTAAACATTATTACGAAACAGAGAACGGAGAACGAATCACAATTCCGCATAAGCACTTTTGGGATGGTGTGGACAACGATAAAAAATATGCGGTAAATGATGTTGATATAAATAACGTAAATAAAGCATTATTTGACTTTTTAAAAGAATGCAATATTGAATTTAATGGAGCTTATCAAACCATAATAGCTTAGAAGGGATTAATAATGGTAAAATGCGAGGATATTATTACTAAATACGCTGATTGGATAAAAAAATCTTATAATGTTATTTCAGGCCCAAATGAATGTCTGATAATAACTAATTTTGTGCTTCCTAATAATGATTGCATTGAGGTTAAAATTGTAAACAATAAGGATAACATTATCATTACAGACAATGGCCATACATGGGAATATCTTTTTTTGAATGGTGCTGATATTGATATCCCATCAAAGCGAAGGTCGCAAATAGAGGCAATAGTGCAGAAATTTAATTTGCAATTCTCTGGTAATGAGATATACGGTTATGTAGATAATTTGGATCATTTTTATATTATGTTCAATAACATCCTTAATGCAATTCAACAGGCATCAAGCCTTGTTTACACTGCTAAAGAAATAGCAAAACTCACTTTTAGAGAGGAAACCGAGAAGTATCTAAAAGAGCATGGTTAAAGAATAGATTCAAATTATGAAATCGAAGGATATTCAACAAAGCATTCTTTTAGCATAGCAGTAGTTAAAAAATATATCAATCTGATCGAACCGCTTTCAACGCCATCGCCATACTATGCTAACATTTTGGCCCAAAGAACTGCTTTTAAATGGTACGATCTGCGGATGGCAAATATCAAATTTATAGGCATTTCATTCTTTAATGATGAAGATAATGTTTGGTCTAATGAGAATTATAAAATATTGGAAAAATATTCAGATTATATTTTGGCTTGGAGTGAAAGAGATAAAATTACCAATTTCATTGATGCTGCATAAATTTTGTAATTCTTTTTGATAAAAGACCACAAAGAATTTTTACAAATGACAAATAGAACATATGTTTGCAAAAAATCCCCTTTCATGGTAAAATATTTCTACAACTACAGAAGGGGGTCTTTATTTTGCAAAACATTTGGTATAATCAGCATCCTCATCATGTACGCTGGGGGTATGCAAGATTTAAGGCTCTGGACCTGGCGAGACATTTCGATTTCCCTCCCGTTGATCCCATCGCAATAATCAAAAAATATAAATGGAAAATTGTAAACCTTAATTTCCCCGAAGAAGCATACAGGATAGAAGCGGTAACAACACCATATTACAACAATAGATATGCCGTTTTCGTTGATCCATGGAAAAAAATCCAATACCCAGCACGGTACCGTTTTTCATTATCCCATGAAATTGGACATGTCGTACTTGGGCATTACGATACATATAATCTAAGCTTGCTATCTAAATCGGAAAAAGCAATTTTGGACCGGGAGGCTGATGAATTCGCCGGTGAATTTCTGGTACCGAAAACTTTGCTTAAAAGAGTCAAAATAATAGATATAGATAGACTTGCAGAAGTTTTTCAAGTTTCTCATGAAGTCATGAGGATTCGCCTCCAGCGGCATAATATGCTCAAAAAAAATACATACATATGATTTTAATTTATTTTGGAGGGTTTGCCATGAGGGCAGCAGCTTATGCAAGATTCAGTTCAGACATGCAAAGGGAAGAATCCATCGAGGCACAGCTAATGGACATAAGAAAATATGCTGAAAAAAATAATATATTTATAGTTAAAGAATATATCGACGAAGCCATATCTGGCCAAACCGATTTGAGGGATGCCTTTCAACAGATGATATCCGATGCTAAAAAGAAAATATTCGATGTTGTGCTGGTTCACAAGGTGGATAGATTTGCCAGGAACCGTTACGATGCTGCTATATATAAATCGGCCCTGCGGAAATATGGAATAAGAGTCATTTATGTAATGCAGCCTATTGATGATTCCCCTGAAGGTGGATTATTGGAGGGGATCCTGGAATCATTTGCCGAATATTACTCAAGGAACCTTGCCCAGGAAGTCATGAAGGGGCTAAAACAAAATGCTCTCAAGGCCAGGTTTAATGGAGGATATGCTCCCCTGGGATATGATATTGTCGATAAGCGCTATGTGGTAAATGAAAAAGAGGCTCGAATTGTAAGGGAAATTTTCAAACTCTGTCTCGATGGCTATGGTTATAAAAAAATAGCTGAAATATTAAATCAAAAAGGGTATAGAAATAAGTTCGGAAAACCCTTTGTCTTCAATTCCATACCCGGTATTCTCATGAATGAAAAATATGCCGGCATATATGCTTTTAATAAGACGCAAAGGAAATACCACGAAGGTAAAAGAAACATGAAACGATACAAGCCCAAGGATGAGGTAATTTTTGTTGAAGACGGGGTCCCGGCCATAATATCAAAAGAGGTGTTCGATATGGTCCAGCGGGAGATAAAGAGAAGAGCGCCCATGAGGGGGAAATCTTTATCGGTAAGGGATTATCTTCTGTCTGGCCTTGTATTTTGCGAATGTGGCTATAAAATGGCTGGATATTCACAAAAAAACGCTAAAGACGGTGCCAGATATTTTTATTATAGATGCTCCAAGTGCCAGAATAGCATCCGAGCTGAAGTAATAGAAGAGCAAGTTACGAAAATGGTCAAGGAGCAGATATTCTCTAACATAGACAGCATTATTGAAAAAGTATCCGAATATATTTCACGGCAAGAAAGCAACCGGCCACATGAGCTTACATATTTGAAAAATGAGTTAAAAAATAACCAACAGCAGATATCGAATATAGTAAATATGATTGCGAATGGCGTAGCATCAATACAACTAGGGAAAAAACTTCAGGAACTGGAGCTCTATGTTGAGGGAATTAAAGAACGAATTAACGAATTGCAGCAGACTTCGTCGGTCTCGAAAGAAGCTTTAAGAAAATGGCTCATGGAGCTAAAATGCAATTTTGACAAAGGAGAAGGCATAAAAAATATCCTGCCGATTTTCATCAACAGGATAGTTGTTAGCAAGGATAATATTGAAGTCAGTTTTATTATAAAAGATTGTGCGAATTGGAATGGTGCCGAAGGCGGGAGTCGAACCCGCAGTTCCAAATAAAGACCCGAAAGCAAGGGGACTGAAAGCGCACCGCCTTTAAAAATGTTATGCCATCTCGAAGTTCGTTCCAAATAAAGACCCGAAAGCAAGGGGACTGAAAGAAGGCCCCGGAACAGGAACAGTCTTTCATGCCACAGAGGGTTCCAAATAAAGACCCGAAAGCAAGGGGACTGAAAGTCTCGGAGCGAGCGAAGATTCCGTAGACAAAAAAGTGCGGTTCCAAATAAAGACCCGAAAGCAAGGGGACTGAAAGTTAAAAATCACCAAAAATAAAATTTTTGAGGAGGAGTTTTGTTCCAAATAAAGACCCGAAAGCAAGGGGACTGAAAGCACCCTCATATATCAGCTAGGGGAAAAATCGCAAAAAGTTCCAAATAAAGACCCGAAAGCAAGGGGACTGAAAGTTCCTAAAAGAATTTATAACTATTACATCCTTATCCATCTAGTTCCAAATAAAGACCCGAAAGCAAGGGGACTGAAAGATTAATGGTATCGTAGGAAATACATCTTGTCCTGTCAACGTTCCAAATAAAGACCCGAAAGCAAGGGGACTGAAAGTCCCTACGCACTCCGCAAATTATCTCTCTCATACAAAAGTGGTTCCAAATAAAGACCCGAAAGCAAGGGGACTGAAAGTTCTCTCACCTTATCAGCATTACTTACCACAAGATACAGTTCCAAATAAAGACCCGAAAGCAAGGGGACTGAAAGATAAATTTAGATCCTTTGAAGATATCAGGAAGTTTAATAGTTCCAAATAAAGACCCGAAAGCAAGGGGACTGAAAGATGCGGCAAAAACTGGCACCGTAAAAGTCATAGCGGAAAGTTCCAAATAAAGACCCGAAAGCAAGGGGACTGAAAGGCCATGAGCGCCTCATTTTAAACATCTTCCATGCTTCGGTTCCAAATAAAGACCCGAAAGCAAGGGGACTGAAAGCGATACCCGCCGGCCGTAGGCTACACGGTATATATCTTCGTTCCAAATAAAGACCCGAAAGCAAGGGGACTGAAAGATGCCTCCGCTTCTTCATCTTCCATCCCCAGATACGTTCCAAATAAAGACCCGAAAGCAAGGGGACTGAAAGTCTCCAAAAACCGAACCATGGCGCGGAAACCATTCCGCGTTCCAAATAAAGACCCGAAAGCAAGGGGACTGAAAGATATTTCTTTTGCTTTATTCCTGCTCATTATTCTACGTTCCAAATAAAGACCCGAAAGCAAGGGGACTGAAAGTTTGGGCCACACCGTTGATATATTCTGTCGTCTCCCGGGTTCCAAATAAAGACCCGAAAGCAAGGGGACTGAAAGAATGAGCAGATCAGCAGCGTAATGACGGTGTTACAGGAACGTTCCAAATAAAGACCCGAAAGCAAGGGGACTGAAAGCTCTTTATTTGCCTACAAAAGATGATGTTTACCTGTAGCATCATCAATTGCTCCATGAAGAGTGAAAGGCTTACTA